GCTTATTCATTCGAGCCAAACGTGGAGGTTCCGTCCGTTTGAAGTCCTTACCGCCTTTCCATTCACATACACGAATGATATATATTGCGGTCGAGTTGAGAATATCATCTATAGCGAACCTTCTGCACCACAGAATGCGTTCCAGAATACGCCCAAGCCCACAAACATCATTACCACTCTCAACCGAACGGGTCGCTTATCAAAATTATATTGAACAATGACAAATGACAACTGGTTCACGAGCACAAGTTATGCATGGAACCGCAGATAAGACGCCAGGCGGCCTCACGAAGACCGACCTGAAGTATAACAAGGCCGGTCGTATTGTGTCCAAGAAGAAGTCCATGAAGGCCAAGAAGGAGAACCGTCTGGTCAAGCTGGGCTTCAAGACGCGCAAGGGGAAGTTTGGGCTGGCAAAGACAAAGAAGTCAAAGAAGGGCGGGGCTGAGTCGGACTCGGATTCCGAGTAAGTTCTTTGTCTAGAACAAATGGGGGTGGCACTCTTCGGAACTCCACTGTACTTGAATGAAAAATGTATTGTGTTTTCTGCGTTTGTGATTTCCATCTACTTTATGCCCCACCAGAAGTATTGGCAACACGAAGTAGTGTTTGCGTTTATCTTGGCAATGGCGGCTTATGTGCTAATGGCATGGTATGACTACATTTACGACTGTAACGACAAACTCGGTCCCACGTTTTTTGGGGCACTGATTGGGTGGTTCAAACCCTACGGAGGTGTGCCACCCGAGTTCCCACCGTTGCCCATCAAATACAAGAAGGTCGTTGTGATATTTGACATTGCAGTCTTACTCGTTTTGCTTTCTCTGGTGTTCTATCCGTACATGTCCGCAAATCGTTTATCTAGATAGAAGCAATGGTGGGCCGACGTCGTATAAGTAAGAAGGGCGGATTTGAACCGGGAACAATCGCACTCGGCGTCCTCTCTGCCGTCACGGGCATTTCGGGATACGGCGCAAATATCATGAACAAGGACCAGCAGAAAATGATTGATGAGAAGGTTGCCGCAGAAGTTTCTTCCATCAAAGGAAGTGTGGACGAGCTCAATACCATCAAGGAGAGTCTCCGAACCGAGACGTCTGAGAAGGAACAACTCAAGACGGAAGTTGAAACATTGAAGAATGCGATTGAGCAACTCAAGAAAGAGAAGGCGTCCAAGGAGGGCCAGCTCAAATCAGTCCAGGTGGACGAATACGCTTTTCGTAGCGCATCGCGAGCACATCTTATCAAGGCGTTTGAACTTGTCGGCGAACAGCTACCAAAGTCCCCTGAGACAGACACGGCTATTAAGGCGTTCATCGCAAAGACCTCCAGTATGCTGTCTCGCCGTGGAACTCTCAATGAGGTGGTATTAGAACTTACCAGGACGACGGGCAAGACTCCCGACGAAGTGCGCGAAGTCATCCAGGAGGCTCTGCGCAAGGCACCCGAGGAGGTGAAGAAGGATGCCGCATCCAGCTCGGATGCTAAACAGCAAGCCGCCGAGACTATGAAGGAGGATCTCAAGAAGGAGCAGGAGACTACACCAGTCCCTGAGCCCGAGGCTATCCCTGAACCTTCCCCAATGCCACAGCCGGAAACAGAGGAGGCAGAACCCGAGGCTGAAGCCCGACCTGAACAGACCGACGAGAAGGAGATGCGAGATGATGAGTGTAAGAATGTCCTAGAGGGTCTCGAGATCAAGAGCCGGAGGGATTTTCTCAAATGGTCTAAGACGAATCATCCAGACAAGGGAGGAGATACTGCGACCTATCAGCGAGTAAACGAGTGTGTGCTACGGATCTACCCACGGGGTGGATTGCGGAAAAAGAAGTTAAGGACTCGCCGCGGGGGTAAACAAAATGTCCGACGATCTCGTAATCGCAAAAACCGTTCAAACCGCGCCCATTAGGACATTGGCCGAGGGACTGAAATCCATGCTCGTGGAGATGTCACTTGTGTTTGACAAGGATGGCATCCGCATGATCGCGATGGACAATACCCGAACGGTTCTGACTCACATGCGGCTTCATGCGAACAAGTTTGAGCATTACGAGTATAACCACTCGGCGCCGCGTTTGGATGTCGGTCTGAATACGGATCACTTTTACAGGGTGGTCAAGACTGTGACGAACGATGACACGATCACGTTCAGTGTCTCCAAGTCAGAGAGCAATCATCTGACGATCACTCTGGAGAACGGTGAGAAGAAGCGTCGCATTCGGTACAAGCTCAACCTGTTGGATCGCGATGATTCGGACATGACGATGCCCGAGACAGAGTTTGCCACTCGCATCACTATGCCTTCGCTGGACTTCCAGAAGACGTGTCGCGACATGACACTGCTGGCGGCCAAGACAGTCGATATCAAGAATGTTGGCAATACCCTTACATTTACCTGTAAGGGCCCGTTCGCATCTCAGACGGTCACGATGGGTGACAGTGCGTCGGAGTTGAGTATAACGAAAAAGGAGTCGGAAGAGATTGTATCGGGGACATTTAGTCTGCCACATCTCGTGCTGTTTACCAAGTGTAGTAATCTGTCGAACAATCTTGAGATCCATATGAAGAACGATTGGTTTTTGATGATTCGGTATGTGATTGCGAACCTGGGTGACATTAAGCTTTGCTTGATGCCCTGTTCCGCCTAGTCTTCTTATGAGACCGCCTCTTGCGACGTATAGTCTTCTTTGCGTAACTGAATTCGGCGTCCGCGCTAAACATAACCTCTGATGTGTCAACACCGCCCTTGATCCGACTTCCTCCTACAACCCGCTTGATCGTATCATACACACTCTTCGCAGCACCTTTCTCTTCTGTCGGTCCATATCCGATCGCAGCATAGAAATCGTCCAACCGATTTAGCTTGACATACTGGCGTGCCTTTGTGCCGGACATATTGTCAGCATCCTTGATTTCCGGATTCGGGTTGCGTTTGTCGCTCTTCACATACAGAAAGTTGGCCTCGGTCGGACTGACTCCACCCGGACCAAATCTGTCCTTCTCTTCACGCCGCTTCCAGATATCTGCCTTTGCGCCAAAGTTCTTCTCGTGATCATCCCCAACGACGAGGGTGATGTCTTCGGGTGCGATGCCCTTCTGTTCGGTCAGATAGTAGAATGCTGCGAGGGCTCCGCCGCACGGATGCCCTTCGTCCTTACAGACTTGCGTGTCCACAAACTCTACACCGGACGGAAACATATGCGTAAGGATCGGTATCTTCTGGGCCGATGTCAGTGGATTTTTCAGTTTCTCCTTGCCCGTTCCTTGGGTAGAGGATACGAAGACATACGCTTTTCCGCCAGGTCCGGCAGCAGAGAGTACGGCATTGATGAGTTTTTGATGTCCGATTGTAGGGGGCTGAAACCTCCCCACGGTATAGGCTACTTTGACCATTGTGTTTCTAGAAGGTATTAATACGTCCCAACGATGCCCACGAATGTTCCTGTTCCTGGATTGCCCGTTGTTACGAGAGTGCACGCCATCGTATCTCCTTGATTATACACAGCAGAGATTGTAGTAATCGTTTTTGTTGTTTGTCCCGCAGCTAATTGGATCGTAAGAACAGGTGTCTCCGCAGGTGTTGCCCCTGCGATGCCCCGATGAATATTGAAATCCAGTGTCACTCCCACCCCAAGTGTCCCTGTACAGTTGAGCGTGAATGTAAACACAATCACAGGTTGATTCCATGGAATCGGAAAGACGTTTGCGGCAGTCCAGGTAGTATGCGAAGTATTTGGAATGCTTGCGAGTGGAACTGTTCCTGGAACGAGGTAATATCGTCTATCTGTTCCAGGGTTTCCAATCATCCCGAAAAAAAGATTGGAGGGTTCAGAGGTAGTCGTAAAAGAGTTCCCGTTGGCGTCGTTGTGAAACAAGTCGGTGGCCGTGAGAACAATAAGTCCAAGGGTTCGGTTGATATCGTGATGGAGCGTTAGATCAACGTTGGTGGTAACACTGGCGATTGTGGAAATCTTCAACTCACAAATAGCACTCGCATGTGTTGTCTCTACCCCCACGTTGTTTGCCCCTGCGCCACTGATAAAGACATTTGTGTCACGAACTGCGAAACGATTTGCGGCAGACACGAGGATACCACGATTGGCGCCTGTCCCGTCCGCAGACACATTGATCGTAATGCCTCGGGTCGCGTTCGCAGACGAAATAGCAGTAGACGACGTTCCGGCTGACCGAACACCTGTAATAGCACACAGGCCTGTCGCAGTAGACGTTACGTTCGCAACCATGGTTCGGAGTTTTGCTGTCTGAGGCGTTCCCGTCGGGAAGTCAACACCGATTAAATCAACATTTGACGCGGATGTTAGAGATAACGTCACATCTTCCAAACGGGTTTGGACTCCCATTGTTACAAGGGTTGTCGCACCCGTAACACCTGTCCGTTGGATGAGCACTGTTTGTGGGTTCATTCCTCGGACAGCAACTCCTGTAGGAATGGTAATGGATTCGTTGTATGTTCCAGGCAGAACCCAAACAGTCTGTCCTGAAGCAGCCTTGGCTAATGCTGCGGTAATCGTTAGAAATGGAACAGAAAAATAAGGAGCCGCGGCATTGGCGAGAGTGTCGTTGCCATTCACCGCATCCACGCGTAACACATTGCCGAGAGGACCAAACGTGCCTATGGGTCCAACGATGCCGGTTGGACCCGTGTTGCCAGTCGGACCGGTATTGCCGGTTGGCCCTGTCACAGTGGATGCCTGTCCAGTTGGACCTGTAGCACCCGTATTTGTAGCCGTTCCAGGTAATCCGGTCGGTCCAGTATTTCCAGTCGGTCCAATGTTTCCAGTTGCGCCTGTCGCCACCGAAGTTCCAGGTACTCCTTGCGGTCCCGTCGCACCAATTGGGCCGTTCTGTGTCGTTCCAACTTTGCCCACTCCGGGAATGTATCTGTAAAGGGGTGGCCCCGACAAAGGGGGTACAACCGACATGAATAACTCTTATATTACTTGGGACGTAAATTATGAGCCTTATAAGCGATGTCGTCTCCCAACTTCATCTTGAGTGTAGGGCTGAACAACTTGCGGTCTGAAACGGCACTCGTCGTATTCCAGATCTTGATGATGTGGAAGTTACCCTTGGGTGACACCGTCACTCCAACGACTGTATCATTGTTCGTCTTGAGGAGACTGCTGGCCAAGCAATGGACCATACAATCTACAAATACGGCGTTCGTGTCCACGGC